TGAAAGGTCAGCTGTCTCCTGCAGAATTAAAAGATACTTTTAAGTGGTTACATACTTCAGATATTGAATTAACAGAAGCTCGTAAAGAACGCGCTACATATAAAACATTTGATCCTAAGACTGGTGAGAAATTTTCTAAAGAAAAGATAGCTGAAAATAAAGCTAAATTTGAACAGCGATCAAAAGGCGATACAAAGAAATATATTGCTATGCAAGTCGTTGAGGAACTTGGAGAATTCTTAGAAGAACATTTATTATCGTTATCTGTGCCAAAAGACGCTAGAGCCTTTAAATTAATTGAAGCTCAAAAACGTATTTTAAAGTCTAATAGATTTGGTGAAGACACTGTTATTAAAGATGAGGCTAGTGTTTATAATCTTAAAACAAATAAACAAGCAGCTGAAATGGCTTTAGAAAATGCGGAATTAACACCAACATCTACTGATCCTGAAGTTATAATTAAAGATTTAAATTCAGCATTGCAAGAAGAATTAATCAACATAACTAAGAAACCTGAAACATATGCACCTACACTAGTTGTCAAGGCTAGTGATCGTGATAAAGTACTAAATGAAATATCAGCTCGTGCAGCAAGATATGAAAAGTTTGATCCTGAAACTACTATGCAGCTTAAGCAACTCAGAGAAGATGTTAAAGATGTATTTAATAAAGGATTAGATCCTGGTGATGAGATTATGGAACAATTATATTTCCTTGATCCTGCCACTAAGGATTTAGTAGAGAAAATGACACATAGCTATGACATGGTGGTTACGCCTAGAGATTTCCAAGCTATCGCTAAAATTATGTCTGAACATTTAGGCGAACAAGTACCTATTTTAAAAGACTTTACCAAATTCTTTGGACGATTAGCTGAAGATTATTTAACTAAAGCTAAACCATCTAAATCAGCTTTTGATTGGAAGAGTATTGGTTCTACGGGTATATTAGGTGTTCGTGAGAAAGGATATGTGTTGCCTGATAGAATAAGTGAAATACTCGGCCTTAAAGCTGGTGAATCTTTATCTGAGAAATTTCTTAAAAGATTTGATGGATGGAAACCTGATGGAACTCTTGCAGATCTTATTTATGGTAAGAAAGCGCCTGAGAATAGACGAACTGGTTTTAAAATATTTAAATTAGAACCTATTGAGAAATTAAAATTAGTTAAAGGTTTTGAGATATTCTATGCTAATAAATTACCTAAGTCATGGACTAATGTTCCATGGGTTAATTTTGATGGTAAAATTATTGAACAGAATTTCACTCAATCCTTTGAAGAAAGATTAGTTTATAAAGACAAAGACGGTAATTGGGTTAATAATTTAGTTCAGGTGCAACAGAAAACAGAAGCCACTTGGTGGGAACAAGTAGTAAATGCTGAAGGAAAAATAAATGACATTGCAGACGCAACTAAAGCACGAACAGCATATGCCGTTAATGGCAACCACTCAAACGACGCCACGTTGGTCAAGAATTTCCATCTATGGGGACGAGACAATTCAATTGCCACATCAACCATTCACGATGCGTTTTTCGCCAATGCAGCCGATATGTTGGAGGCCCGGAAGGGTATAAGAAAACTATATGCTAATGTATTAGATAAAGACCCTGTCAGGGTTACTTTAGATGAAATGTTAGCCAGAGGTTTTCCTAAAGAATTATATGATCAATATTTAGAAGAAGCTATTGATAAGGGATTAATTCCAGTTGCGGGTAAATCAGTTGTCGGTGGCAAAACATTAACAGAAGCTGACATCTTAACAAAGAAAGATGTAATGAGCGATATCCCCGATCCTGCTAAATTTGAGGATGATTGGGGCTTTTACGGTATAGGCTGAAATATGAATGCAGAAATTAAAAGATGTACATGTCAACACCCTAATCAGGATAAACTTCATGGTAACGGAATGAGAGTGATGAATCCAGATCAGAAGAAAGGGTTCACATGCACTGTATGTGGAGCAAAACACAAATGAAATTTAGTCACGCATTAGATTTAATAATTGCAAACCACAAACTAGCACGTACAGGTTGGAACGGTAAAAACATGTATGTCAGCATTGTTAGAAATTTTGGTTCAGTTGAGCCATTTTTCATATTAACACAACCTACTAAGACTAACACATGGGTTCCTTCAGTGTCTGATTTATTATCGGATGATTGGATTATCTTTCCAGAGACCCCGTTAAATTAACCCTTAAGCGGTCCCCCCTTTAATGAGTCTATTAGTTAATTAGTCCTTTATTTATTCTTTAATAAAATAATAATAAATAAATATATTAATGGTTAATAGACCCCGTTAAATTAACCCTAAATACTAAAAACAAATATCCTATAGGGTGAATTGTATTCACTTTATAACACTGAGTTGTACTCAAAGGAAACATAAAATGACCGAAAATGTCGAAGAAAAAGAAACTGATAATATTACTCCGGATACTGCTGCTACCAATTCTCCTGTGGATGACATGGACACGAAGATCCAAGAAGCTCTTAAACCAATCAAAGAAAAACTCGATAAAGCGTACAGCGAAAGAGACAATGCGTTAAAGAAAGCTGCTGAGTATGAACAAAAAGAGAAAGAAGCTGAAATAAAAAGACTTCAAGAAGAAGGAAAACATAAAGAAGTTTATGAACTTCAGTTAGCGGAAGCCAATGCTAAATTGGAAACGATAACAAAACGTAACATAGAACTCGCTAGGGATTTAGAAGTAAAATCTGTTCTTAGTGGATATACGTTTAGAAGTGATAAAGCTGCGGATATGGCATATATGGATGTGGCATCGCAACTTGTACAAAATGAAAATGGAGTATGGGTGCATAAATCAGGAACTGATCTAAGAACCTTTATAAAACAATTTTCTGAAGACGATAACAATTCTTTCTTATTCAAACCAAAAGTTTCGACAGGGGCCGGTCAGACAAGTTCTAGCAGTACTTCTCAAGATACTTCGAATAAATCTTTATTCCAGTTATCACAAGATGAAGTGCTTAAACGTGCTGCTGAAGGATCACTTCGCAGGAAATAAATACTTTAAGGAAAATTAAAATGGGCGTTACAACAAGTACCTTGCCTACAGGTATGCAGGCTGGCTTAACAAATAACTATGTATTACAAGAAGCTATTGGCGCATACAGCGACGAAGCTTATACCAATGCAAGAAAATTATCTGGCACAGGTATTACTTCTTCTAATCCACAAATTGATACTAGCACAGAAACCTTTATTGGCCAAATGCGTTGGATGAAACCGTTAAACCCAACTATCAACGTTGCGTCATTAACTGAATCTGCAGACGGCATCAAAACCAATTACGATACTGACTACAGTACTTATATTAAAACAGTTCGTACACATGGTGCTGAAAAAGTTAACATGCAACAAATTGTTACACAACAAGACGGTTTAGCTAAAATTGGCCGTGACTTCGGTGAAACCCGCGCTCAAGACGAACACAATGCTATTCTTTCTGTATTGAAAGGTGTTGCTGTAGCTGAAGCATTAAACGGTGCTGCTACAGGTTCTGGTGCAACTGGTCTTGGTGGTCAAACATTCTCTAACGATCCTACAGATAAGAAATATGGTTTCTATGTAGATCTTGGTTCTGAGAAAATCGTTACTGCTAATGGTGTTGCTCCTGGTGCGGTTACTAACTATGCATATCAAGGTGCTTCACGTGCTGAAGGTTTCTTAAATGCATTCGGCATGGCATTTAAAGATTATGAACCAGAATGGGCGTACTTAATTGTATCTCCTGAAACTATGGCTTCATTCCGTTCAGCTAACTTTGTTGATGAAACAACTATTGTTGATGGTAACATTAACTTTAACACAATCTTCAATGGTAAATTCCGTCTAATTACTACCCGTGCTGCTCAGTCGCTTTCTGCTGCTGAATTAACAATGTTACGTACTGGTGCTGGCGTTGGTGCTGCAACCACTTTTGCTGCTAATAAGAAAACTTCATTCATTGTATTGCCAGGCGCAATTGCAATGGAACAGTTGATGGTTCCTGATTCAGTTGAAGTTTACCGTGACGCTAACAAATACAAAGGTGGTGGTACAACTTCTATTTGGAATCGTTGGGGTTATGTATTATCTCCTGCTGGTTACGATTGGAATGGTGCTAAAACTGCATTCCCATCTGATGCTGATTACATGGGTGTTGTTGAAAGCGGTACTTCTAAAGCATTAACAGCAACTGGTACTATTGCTAACGCACGTGGTACATGGACACGTAAAACACAATCAGCATTATCATTAGGTATCTTACCTGTATTCCATTCTTAAGGAGTAAGTTATGGCACTAGTTAAAGGTGTTAATTCAAATGCTACCGTAACTGAGGCCGATACTTATTTTGAGAACAGACTAGATGTAGCGGCATGGACTGACGCTTCTGATACTCAGAAAGAACAATCTCTATGTACTGCTACATTTATGTTGGATGAATTGGATTGGATCGGAGTAGCTACAGATTCAACTCAGTCACTTGCTCATCCTCGTAAAGATGGTGAATATTTTGATCCTAAGCTTGGTATACTTGTTCCATTAGTTTCCACCGTTGTTGATATAAGAGTCACTAAAGCTACTTATGAGTTAGCTTATCATTTATTAAATAATGATGGACTCTTAGACAATACAGGTTTAATTAAAGATTTAGAACTTAGTGGCATTAAACTTAGTGTTATTAGACCTGCAGATAAAATTCCTATGGTTGTAAAAACACTTATCAAACCATTACTCCGGAATAGTGGTAAGAGAACATGGTGGAGGGCTAATTAATGGCATATAATTCATTAATTGGTAATTCATTAAATAAAGCATTTAATGCAGCTAAAGACTTGGCTATTGATGCAGTGTTTACAAAGACAACTGATTCTGAGTTTGATTTTAGCACTGGTGAAGTTAACGATACAACTATACCTTCGATAACGACAAAAATAATTATTACAAAAACGTCTAAAACTTCAGAAGCGAAAACTATGACTATTATGTTTAAAACAAAAGAAGTCGGAGCGTTTTCAATGACAGACCATGTGTATATAGATAGTGATAAATGGCATCTTGGTAATGTGATTACTTCAAACAATCATATTTCAGTTGTTGAGCTCTATCATGAGGTATAACTATGGGTAAGTATACTGATTTAGAAAAAGACGTTTATTCAGTATTTTCATCTAATGAATGGAAAGCTGAAGAAATAAAAACATTCCCGACAAATTTCGTAGTTATGAATACTACTAATGATGAATTTATACGCGTATCAGTGATACCTAGTGGAAAACCTATAAATAGATACTCATTAGCAGGTATTTTAATAATTGAAATTTTTATAGCTGCAGGATCAGGTACAAGACGTGCTATGATTATAGCAGATACTTTAGACAGCTACTTAGTAGATCAGTCTAAGAAAACTAGTGCAGGTGTGACGCAATTTGGTATTAGCAGTCTTGCTCATAATGGGCCAGACAAAGCTTTACCAGTTATTCATAAAAGTACTTACACAATTAATTTCAACTTCTATGGAAGTTCTACTTAAATTTAAAGGGATTAAAAAATGGCTATTAACCATATTAGTTCGATTAGTAGCGCAATGTTCACAAACTTGTGCATGACAATCGCGCCTAAAGATACGACAGCATTGCCTTCAGTAGATGGTAATCCTACTGCCTTTGCTGTTGCATCTGATTTTGTTGAAATTCGTAATATTAAGGAGTTTCCAGCTATTGGCACTCCAGCTAACATTGTAAAAGTTCCTGAATACGGTTCAGAAACTTCTTTCCAAATCCAAGGCCAAGCTGATGCACCGCAAATGGAGATTACATTAAACTATGTACCTTCAGAATGGGCTGGTAACGTTGTTACCGGAACTGCAGGCGCTGTTAAAGTTGCAAATAAGAAAACCTACTTATTTAGATTTGCTTTATTATCTAAAGCTCCTGCCTTAGCTGCAGGCGCTGTTGACCTTAAGGATGGTTTTGGCGGTACACCGAACTCTTGCTATTATTTCTTGGGTAAATTAGAAGCCTTAGAAGTAACCCCTAGCTTGACCGATGCAATGACAGCGAAATTAACAATCTCTGTTCAATCTTCAATTGTTGGCGCATACTCAGCTTAAGGAGCAGACATGGCACATATTAAATCTTTGGGTGCTGCACGTTTCGCAGATCTCTCAGTATCTTTATTAGCAACAGGCACAGCAACAGAATATGGTGGTGCAGACGAAGTCACTTTTGCTGAAATGGAAAAAACTATTGCAACTATTAATAGTATTCCAGGTGGAACCGGGTTAGGCTCAGCAAATACGGCTCTAATAGGTACGCTACCCGCTGGCAATACAACTGGCTTGTTTGTTAAGGAAGTTTCTACTTCTGGAGAAGCAGCACTAAATTATGCTAATACTAAAAACTATATTAGAATTCGTCACGTTAAAGAATTTCCTGCTATTGGCACACCTGCCAATATTGTAAAAGTTCCTAACTACGGTAAAAAGAACTCATTGCAAATTCAAGGGCAAGCCGATTCTCCTACTATGGAATTGACGCTTAATTATGTACCTGCGCTATGGGCAAATAACACACTAAATGGTGGCACAGATACAACTCCAATTGCATCGTTTGCAAAGGTTGGTGATGGTCGTGTATATCTTTTCAGATTTACACTGCTAGACACTAAACCAGATGGCTATAATGCAACTCCAGGGACTGCAGGTACTGCTACTGATGATTCTATTGCTGATGACGGCTCAACACCATTGTCTGCAGTAGAAAATACAAGTTACTACTTCCTAGGTAAAATGGAAGCATTAGAAGTAACACCAAGTTTAACTGATGCTATTACAGCTAAATTAACAATTGCTGTACAATCGGATGTTTATGGTGCCTTCACTGTAGATTAATCTACCTTATTTCCTATATGGAATGCGTTGCGGCTGGCGCAATTAAAACACCAAAGCCGCAATCTATAATAAGGATAATTATGTCACAAAATAAACCATTTAGCTTAGAGTATGTGGTTGGCATTACCGTCAAACATATGTTGAAAAGCATAGATATTAGCATTAATAAAACATTCGAAAGAACAAAAGACGAATCACTTTCTCCAGAAAAGAAAAGTGAAGCTTTTGAAACACTCTCAATTTTACATCAAATGCGAGCACAACTAGATGAACGCAAAATTAATCAAGGTAAGTAACATGTCAGAAGCAAAAGGTATTAAAGCACTTGTCGGCCAACGTATGACTAAAACAGTTAAGTTCTTAGGGGGAGATGTTAAAATCTCTAAACTTACTGTATCAGAAGTTTTAGAAATCCAAGCAAAAGCTAAAGACGCAGAAAAAGATGAAAACGCAGGTCTAGAGTTATTGAAAACTGTTATTCGTTCTGCTGTTGAAGGTGGCACTGATTTGGATGATAGTGATTTTGATAACTTCCCAATGGATGAGTTATCTAAGCTATCAAATGAAATTATGAAGTATTCAGGTCTTGGTCAAGAAGCGGGAAAGTCTGCTTAACGGATGAAGAATTACCTATATTTGAATTAGCATTTCATTTAAAGATGCCCATATATAAAATATATGAGGAAATGACTTATGAAGAAATGTTAGGCTGGTTTAGCTATTTGGAACAACGTCCAATAGAATGGCGTGCAGATGATAGGGCAGCTAAGTTAATTCAAGTACAGGGAGTTAAAGAAAAGCCGTGGCAACTTTTTACTTCATTAGATGCTATTTACAATCCAAAATCTAATAGTAAGAAAGAAGAAGGCGAATTTGATTCTCATAACTTCAAACGCTCAGGATTCTTCCAACAGTTAATGAAAGCTTCAGGAGGAGAGGCATTAAAATGAGTAGCGTAGTTAAAGCTAATCTTCATGGATTATTCTTTAAAGAATTGAGAGATACAGTTAATAGTACTGCAGAAGAATTAATACAAGCATTGAAAGCTGCCACTCCCGTCGATACAGGGCAAGCTAGAGATGGGTGGCGCTATGAAGATGGAAAAATAATTAATGATGTTGAATATATCAGTGAATTAAATGAAGGAACTAGTAAACAAGCTCCTGCTTATTTTATTGAAAGAACATTATTAGCACATAGTCAAGTAGACTCTAATGGTGTTATTGTTACACCTACAAACTAATAACACCCCTTTATTATTACCTTATGGTATTAGTGGAGGGGTTTTTAATGGAGAAAAAGGATGTCAGGTATAGTAATTGATGTCGAAGCCAGAGTCAATAAGGCTGAGAGTTCACTAGAAAAATTAAATGATGTTGTAAAGAGCATTACAGCTAATGTCAAAAATATTGACAAAAGTTTAGATGCTTTATCTATGAAAAAGGAAGTGCCACTAGATAAAACAGAGAAGGCTTTAAATAATTTATCCCCCAAGATTGATAAATTGCAAAGCAGTACTGATAAATTATTTAAAGGTTCTTTGACTATAGATAATAAATATGCAAAAGAATTTGTAAACATTGGTGTAACAGCTGAGGCTGCAGGTAAGCGTGTTGAAAAAGCTTTTAATGATATTACATTAAAGCCTAATGATGCTGCATTAAAGAATTTCTCAGCTGAAATAGACAGGACATCTAGAAAGATTTCTAAACAAATGGCTGAAGGTATTTCTAAAAAAGATTTAAGAGATACCGAAAGCAGTTTGCAAAATATAAACAAAAGCATTACTGGTGTAGCAACCAATATAAATTCAGCAGTTAGCTCAATTAGCACAGCTATTGCAGCATTTGGCACATTCGCATCTGTTGGTGTACTCGTTAAATCATTGTCAGATATTACATCATCATTCACTGAGATTGAATCTAAAATTGCAATGGTAACAGGGCGTACAAATGCCTTTGCTGAAGCTCAGTCAAATCTTTTAAAGATTGCTGCAGAAACACGCACAACATATGCAGCAACTGCAGATGCGTTCTCAGGTGTCGGACGCTCAATGAAAGACGTTGGTGCTACTAGTGAGCAATTATATAAAGTAACAAAAGCATTACAGCAAGCGCAAGCACTCTCTGGTGGCTCATCTGAAGGCTTTAAAGCGGCAATGATGCAGTTAAATCAGGGATTATCTTCAGGTGCACTACGCGGTGAAGAATTAAACTCAGTTCTTGAACAAGCTCCAGCTATTGCTGACGCACTTGCACGATCTTTACATGTATCTACAGGTGCATTAAAAGGTATTGCGGAACAAGGTAAATTAACAACATCGGTAGTGTTTGGTGCTTTACTTAAACAAGCTGATTATTTAAATTCAAAATTCAAACTAATTGCTCCAACTCTTGGGAATGCAATGGAAGCAGGATTTGAAGGCGCTAAACGATTTGGTTACGAATTAGATAAAGGCCTTGGATTATCTCAAGACTTAGCTAAAAGTATTACAAAAATAACTACAAGTCTTAATACTAAAACAAGTGGTATTAGAGTATTTGCCGCAGATTTTGATGTTAAATTAAAAGAAGCAACTATTAAAGCTAAGGCATATATTGAACCCTTGTCTAGAATTGTAACAGCGCTTGGGCAAGAATTCTATAGAGTATTTTCTTCATGGAAAATACCAGATATATCCCAAGGCCCTCTTGACGATATTATTAACAAGTTTAAATTACTTGATTTTATATTAGGGCATACAGATCCTGCGGTAAGTACTAAAATAATTTTCAGACGTATAGAATCAGCTATTATTGATGGCATTGATATTGTAAGGAAATTATTAGATCGCGGTATTACAGTTAGTGATAAATTCATATTACCTATAATTGATAAAGTAGAAGAAATTTACCCACAAGCGAGAAATGCTTTATTATTTGCTTTTAACAATTTGAAAGTTGTTATAAAAGACGCAATGTCTATACTATCTGAAGGCTTTGAAATTGGTACTGAATTTATTAAACCAATTATTAAAGAAATAAATAAACTTCCTGAGCAATTAGTAATTATTTTTGATAAAGTATCTAAAGCATTATTTAGTGCGGCCCGTGGTACAGATGAAATAGCCAGAGGTATGGCGAATGTCATTGACTCTATTACCGTTAAGACTGGTGACTTAGATAGTATTTATGAATATTTAAATAATTTTAAAGACAAAGTTATTAATATATTTTTTAAAATTTGGGATGCAGTAATTGGGAATTCATGGTGGACAGACACTATTGATACTATTATTAGTACGTCTAAAAGCTTATGGGAGAATGCATCACCTGGTCTAATGAAGTTTAGAGATAGTATAATTGCACTATTCCATACTATTTCTAAGACTATTCGCACATTATTCAATGATGCGCTTGTTAAGCTTAATATCGAATCATCTTCTGTGTCTTTGAAAATCCCTATTAGTATCGGTGATGCTAAAGTTCAATTTAAAGAATTATATAGCTCATTCATTCGCACATTTGATCAATTTAAAGATGATTTTCCATTACTATTCAAAGCAATTGCTGCAGGTATTGGTGCAGTATTAGCAGGTATGTTCTTGCCTTCAGGCAGTTTTGCAGTATTAGTTGAAGCAGCTTTAATCTCATCTGCAATACAAAGCGCAACCTTATTTGCAGAAACATTAGGAAGAGATCTTGGTGATGCAAGTTTAGTAGCAGGTTTAGGCACTAACTTAGGTATAGCAGCAGGTAAATTGTTTGCATCATTTTTATCCAATCTTCCATTAATCCTCAGTTCATTACTAGGATTTATTGGGGAATTCACTAAAGAATTCTTAAAACAACTACCTATTATCGGATGGGCATTTAAAGGCTTATTCGGTCTTGCAGGAACACTTGGCCTTGGAGGTGTGATGGGCCTTGTAGGCGCATTATTCTTTGGTAAAGGTATCCTAGGTTTGCTAAAAACATTTGGGATAGCTACAAAAGGAATCGAGGCATTAGAAGCAAGGCTTTTGACGCTAGGGAAAATATTTAGCGGTGAAGGTGGATTAATCTCCAAGTTATTATTTGGTGGTGGAAGAGCCTTTCGCATAGTACCCCTATTAGGCCTTATTGCAGTTATCTCAGGCGCTTTTGATGGCTTATTTAATGACTCGACTATTGGTAAGTTGATTTTAGCAGGTGGTTTTGTTTACTTTGCTTTATTTGGAAAAGAAGGTCTAGCAGGTTTTGCACGAGTAGGAATGCTAGTTAGAGCAAATCTTGTCGGTATACTTTCAGAATTTACTGCTACAGCAGGATTGGCAGCAAGTATCGCTGCTGGTGGCGCGTTTGGTCCAATGTTAATGGGAGGTATCAGAAATTTCAGAAACTTCTTTAGAGGTCTTTCTGCAATGTCTGCAATGTTTTTCTCTTCTTCGTTGAGCAGTTGGGCACAATATTTTAGCAGATGGGTACAAGTAACGGGATTTTCAGGAAGTATATTAACTGCTTTCAAAGGATTCTATGATAAAATCTTTGGACCAATTACAGCAGCATCATTTTCTTTTGCGCCTGTTGCACAATCTTTTGTTAAATTTATTGATGCTATCAAAACAGCTATTGTAGGCTTTATCATGTCTACAAGAGCAGCTGGAATTGCGTTAGGTGGTTGGATTGCAGCACTTACACGTCTCTTATTAGGTGCTCCAGGTATTTTGATAGTAGTGGGTTTAATTTCAGCCTTCTTTAGTAAATCAGCCGATGCTGCCGAACTTTTTAGGGAAGAAAGTAATAAAGGTTTCTTTGAAAATTTAACCGACAGCTTATCTAATATCGATATTTTAGGAGAACTTAAAAACATTTGGGATCAAATCAATGCTATAGATTTTAGTGGTATTTTTGGCACTAATTTTAAAATATCAATTTGGATGGCATTGACTGCAGCCAGTTCATTATTACTACTTTTTAGTTCAAATGTTCGTAAAACCTTTATGCTATTAGCTGGGGATTTGCTAGTATTCTCTGGAAAAACAGTGTTAAGTTTAATAGCACTATTTAATCCAATGGAAGTAATAGCGGCTGCTGTATTTATGTTTAAAGCCGGACTATTGGTTGCTGAAAACTTTAGAAGTGGTTTTGCAATAGGCATGAGTACTGCAAGTATCTTACGCTCAGTTGCAATGCAATTTAGTTCAGTGGCAGGATTGTTACCTTCAATTAAAGCATTAGGTGTTACATTAGCCGCAGGACTATTCAGTGCTTTTTCAGCCAGTTCGCTAGGATTAATAGATTTCTCTGGATTATCTGTAATTGGATTTACAATAGCAAGTGCTTTTTTGTACCCATTATTAAAAGGAATAAGAGGCATACCTCTTGCAATGACTACCGCATTTTCTAATGGCAATATTCTATTAGGTGTTGGTGCATTAGCTGGTAAGATACTACTTAAATTCTTACCATTAGGAATGATGGCGGCAGGCGCATTTGCAGGCGCTTGGGCAGGTGGTCAATTTGGCAGTGAAATGGCAGCATTAGGCGGTATTGCAGGTGCTATGCTTGTAGGCAAATTCACTGAAGTTATTATGGAAAGCCTTACTGTATTCTTTGCGGAAGTTGGAGCAATAGCTACACTAGGTTGGATTGGTCTTGCTATAACAGCTATTGGTGCAATTGGCGTATGGTTATTTGGAAGCAACGCAACTACATTATCCCAAGATCTTGATAATATAATTGAAAAAGTTAAGACGTTATTTGGTATGAAACCAAATCCTATTGATGTTAAAACAGGATTACGTCTTCAAGATTTATTAGATGCATCTGCAATGGGCATTGACATTAAGTATAAAATTGATCCAATCAAGATGGAGCTTACAACTGATAGTGCTAAAGAGGCGGTTGTTAAAGCAACGGAAGAATTAGCTGATTCAATTAGAGATGCTAAAAAGGATTGGGATGTATCTGGATTAACAAATGACCAAAGAAGTCTATTACAAAGCAAAGTCAAAGCTACTGCTGCGAGAGTAGATGCTGCAGCTGCTGCTTCACCTTTCTCATTTAAGAATTTTGGACAAGAGTTGACTGCGCGTCAAACATATAGACCCGATACAACATGGGGTCAATTTGAATTTTTGCTAGCGCAACAGTCACGCGATGCGATGTATAATGTTGACCGTGCTAAAGTAGAAGCGCAAATGAAGCTTCCACAAAATGCAATGGATTATAAGCAATTAGAGCTTAGATCACAAATGCGTGCTATTGAAGCTTCTAAGGCTACGCGTTATAATGCATCGTATTCACCTTTAAGTGCTGATTCTGAAAAATTAACACAGCTTACAAAAAGCTTTGATAATTTAATGCCAGCACCTCCTAAATTAATTGCGCACCTTAAAGATGTAGGGCAAGCTATTCTAGCTACTACTGAAAAGATTAATAGTGCTAAATGGGGGCCATGGCGCCAGAATGAAACACCGCAAGACATGATTGATGAACTTGCAAAATTCCAAAAAGAATACAAAGCAACAGCAGAGCAAGTGATTAAATATAGCACATTGATGCGTCAATCACAAGGATTTGCATCCAGGTTAAGCTCTATTGCCAGTAAGTTCGACATGAAAGGTGTCGAAAGTAAATTAGATACAAATAAAATATTTGCTAATAGTGATACTGCTGTCAATCGAATGGAGCAACTAGGCAATGCTGCAGAAAGGCTTTCTAAATCTTTAGAAGGCGTATTTGATATTAAGGCTAAGAATGACATTATTCTAAATATTGAAGAAGTAGTTAAACAAAAAGAACGTCTAAGAGAAGATTCTGCGCAATCATATAAATATTCATCTCCAGCTATTTCTAAAATGGCTGAGGATCTTGGATTATCGTCAAGCAAAGCTGCTATAGGCTTGCCTGAAAACATCTCTAGTCCTGTTCTTACACGTATGAAAGAACTTCAGAGACAGCGTGAAGACTTCTTAAATAAACCAGTTAAGCCAGTCAACCCTGATCTTATCCCTCAAGACTTTATTAGAGAGACGCCTGAGAACAAAGCTGCTACTGAAAAGTATTTTAATGATTTCAAATTATGGCAAACACAAGTTAAGAATCAAGAAGAATTACTTAAAACATTTGCTAAAGCTAAAGAAAACGATCCATTATCAATGGAAGCAAACAGAGGTAGCGCTAGCGCATCGCGTGAATTAGCTAGATTAAAAATTGCAGAACCCCTTAAACCGGTTCTTGATACAATGAGCGCTAAAGAGCAGCAAGTTCAAATGGAGAAATTACGTAAGGAATATAAAGAAAAATTAGCATTATATAATGCCGATAATTTCGAATATTTCGATAAGTATATGAAGAATCTCACTGAGTCTTTTGATCTTGGCGACCAACTTCGTAAAGAACTTTGGGCTAATGTTAAAACACAACCAGGTCAAATGGCTGATGTTGCAACTCGACTCAATGTTGATATTGGTGATCTTTATGAAACATTTGGCACTCAAGTAGCTGCTTCTTTACTTCAACAAGTTGATGATACAGCTGCTGCAATAGAGAGAGCAACTGCTACTCAACAGTTTGAAAAATTACCTGCTTTAAAGCAGCGTAAAGAATCTCTAATGGCTACAATGGCAATACCTGAGTTTAAAGCTCGTGGTGCTATGGCTGAATCAATGGGCGTTGAGCAAAGTTTAATTCCTGGTATCAGTAAAGAAGTGTTAGATTCTTTAGAAATTGGTTTTAAGAGAATTAAAGAAATTGATCGGTATCTTGAAGTAAATAAGAAAACAATGACTGATGCGCAATATCAGACTAAGCTTCAAGAAAAATTAAATGCTCAAATTCAAGGAAAGAAAACTGCGTTAGATATCAATTCTAAAACAGCTGCATTTGATATTCAAGCTAGAACAGGCACTAACTTAACTGGTGCTCAATTAACTTTAATATCTCAACAAGACTTAGATAATTTAAAGACTGCTGAATTAAACTTAGCTAAGATTAAATTAGACTTAGATGACTCTAACGATAATGCAGATACACTAGCTAAATACTTTAAAGCATTAGCAGACCAAGCTGAAGCACGCTATCAAGCATCTCGTAATGCTGCATCTAAAACAGGTGCAGGTATGTTACAATCATTATCTGATGCAGGTGTAAGTGGTGCAAGTAAGATAGATTTGATGCCAGCTAACGTTGTACAGAATGTAATTAAACTTAGTAACTATATTAAAGATCTTAAACATCTTTTAGAGCGACCAACTAAGCCTGCTGCATTTGCTACAATTAATAAAGAGATAGCTAAAACAGAATCTGCATTAAATTCTATTAAAGACGCATATGTTAGCTTTCAAGACAAGGTCAGTACTGTTAACGAAGTATTTGGTTCCAATTTTACTAACATGGATTTTGTGTCTTTAGGCGTATCATTAACCAATACATTGATGAATGTAGCTCAAAGTTTGAAATCAGAGCTTACTAAGGAATTAGAGCAAGGCTTCTTAAGCGTTAGAGCTGAAAGTATTATTAAAGTTCTTGATACACTGACAACTACTAGTTCATATCTTAAATTCTTTACAGATTTCAAGAAAAGTGCTAGAGAGAGTTTGACAGATGGAATGAAGACTGCTTTTGATAAGATTAAATCTATTGCGCCAAACTTTGGATTTAATCAATCTCAATTCCAAATGATGGACAAGAATACGCGTGATATGTATTCTAAGAAAGCAAGAGATGCTAGTGCATTAACTGCTATCCAAGGCTTAAATGGGTTGACCGAAAAACAAACAGGTATCATTAATCAAAAGCTTCCTGTTGATGAAATGATGAAGCAATTGATTGCATCATTTGATACAAGCCAATTAAAGCAATATGAGAAATTAACTTCAACTCCTGAAGATGTTCAATTAAAAGCTGCTGATATTCAATTAGAAGCCGCTAAGATGAACTTAGAAGCAGTTAAAGGTAAGGCTACCGAAGTACCTGATATGGTTGCGCCTATTAAAGATGCTGCTGCTAAGATTACAGAAGTTTCTAAAGGCCCACGTGTTGACGCAATGATTCCAAGACTATCTGAATTAACTAAAGATATTCCTTGGTCATCAAATGCACCTAAACCTAAATTCAGACCTGATGTAGAGCGGTGGGATTCGTTAATACAAGATGCAGTAAAAGAATTTCCACGTGTAACAGTAGACATGGTTAAGGCTGCTATTGAGCATGAATCTCGTGGGTTAAACATTAAGTCAGGCATAACTCCAAAACCAGGTTATAAAGAAACCTCATTTGGGTTAGGCCAATTTAATGATGCTACTGCTAAAACATTTGGAGTTGATAAGACAGATCCCGCGTCTACAATAAGAGGTATTGCACAATATTTATCTCTTAATATGAAAACGTTTGGAAATACTCGTGATGCATTTAGAGCATATGCTGTTGGTCCAACAGGTGCTAAACAAGGATTAGGTCAAGATAAAGCTGATGAGTTTATGACTACATTAGCAACTGGACGTGCGCCTAAGTCTGCGCCAATCACAGTTGCAACTACTTCATCTGAGAGTATAAAACCCTTTGCTAACTCTGTTGCTAAACCTATTGAAGAAGCTGTGTACAAACAGGGTGAATTAAGTAAGGAATATAATGTAGACTTACTGTCTAGATTAAAAGATCTCAATAAACAAAGTCCACTAGATGCTTATAATCTAGATATGATGGTTAATAAGATCAATCCTACATTAAATACACCAGCTGAAATGCTACAAATGCACGGTGCTAAGTTAGGTAAAGATGTTGTATCGCAAATGAGTGATACACAAATTGCATTAGCTACAAATCTTAATGTTAAATTACTTGATTTGCAACAAAAGTTTGAAAGTACACCTACACCTGCATTACAACAAAGTATTACAGTATACTCTGAAGCACTAAAGTCATTTACAGAAGGTGTTGCCGCTAATGCTCAAGACTTAGAATTAGCTAATATGGCAGCTTTTTCTAACGCTAATTCAACTAATATAACAAAGTTTGCTGAAACATTTGGCAAGATAGGTAGTGATGTGTCTTCGGCAATGTCTGAAATTGATAAGAAGACTTATAATGCTATGCTAATTCTGAAAGCATCCGCTAACGTTGAATTGCAAGACAAGAAAAAGAATGGTGAATCAACTGTTGAGTTATCTAGAAAAATTGCTGATCTTACAGATGCTGAAGATATGCTTAAAGAAAAGACTCTAGAAGCTGCTAATGCTGCACGAGAGGCCGGTAAGGCGTTTTCAGATAGTATTACATCAACATTTAAAGATGCATTCAAAGGTCTCTTAAACCAAAATAAAGATGAAGGTAAATCTGTACTTGGAACATTTGCAAGTAAGATTGGCGCTAATATCAAAGATCAAGTAGTTAATATGTTTACTGATTCGTTTACTAATACTATCGGTCTAGGCAAGGGCGGTCCACTATCTAAAGCATTTAATAATGCAGGTAAAGGCATCTCATCTATGTTTAGCGGTATTGGTTCTGGTGTTAAAGATATCTTCACAGGTAATATGACTTGGGATAAATTCACTGGCGGAATTAGTAGTTGGTGGAATGGTATGACTAGTTCTGATGAAACTGCTAATATGTCACCTGAAGAAATTCAAATGTCTGCCGCTAAAATCTTTGCTGATGCTGTTAATAAATTTGCTGGCGGTGGTGTAGGCGGGGCATTGGGTACTGCAGCGAAAGCAGCTAGTGGTGGTGGTATTGTAGATATGTTATCGAGTGCATTTCCATGGCTTGCAGGCGGTGCAGGTGTCCTGGGGGCTGGCTATTTGCTAAAGAATGGTATTAGTCAAGATGCATTAAAAGGCGCAGGGTTTGGCGATAAAGATATTGGGAGTATTAATAACCTATTTGGCAACTCTGGTAAAAAGTTTGATCCATTTGATGCGGGACTTTTTGATAGCAAGTCTGATAAAACATCTAATTTTCTCAGTGATCTTTTCACTCAAAAATCAAGAACTGAATTAGCGTCTTCTACAAAATCGGCAGGAGGAAACCCTTGGGCTGATGATGGTGGCAAAGGAATGCAAGATGTAATTGCAAATAAAACAGATGGAATGTTTTCTTGGTTATGGGGTGATACTGGTCTCTTTGGTGCTAATGGAACTTTTGCAAAAATGATCGGAACTGCTGCACCAAAAGAAGGTGAAATTGGCGGTCTTTGGGGAGCTATAATGTTGCCTATAACAGGCCTTTTTAGATTGATTTCCGCTGGAATAACGGGCCTTATGAGTTTATTTGGAGGTAATCCAGGTGATTCGGGAGCAGCCAATGGAACTAATGTAAGTTCAAATGACGATTTTGTTGGTCCAGTAAAGGCCGCTACTGGCGGTAAGATTACAGGTGCAGGTACTGGTACATCTGATTCTATAGCTGCTATGCTATCTAATGGCGAATTTGTCATTAATGCTAAAGCCGCTAAAGAAAATATGGCATTATTAGAAGCAATTAATAGCGGAAAAGTTATCAGAAGATCGGCAGGCGGTATTATCGGATCTGTAGCAGGAGTGACAGGAGCTGTTGGGAGCTTAACAGGTAGCAGCAAGCTTAGCGGTATTGGCGGCATTGTAGGTGCATTAGGTAATTTAGTAAGAGCGTTTGGCGGAGGCCCTGATGATAAGCTTTTAGCTGCAGCAGAACACTTAGAAGCGGCTGCAACAGCGTTAGAAAATGCTGTTAATTCAGGTGGTCTTGGAAAAGATGGCACACCTGGAAAAGCCTTAAATAGTGCTATGAATATGGATAGCTTAATGAGTAATGCTAAAAATTGGTCTAGTGGCGGTATGATGGACAGTATTAAGGGCTTCTTTAGTAATGGCATGAATTCACACGGCATGGACGCACTTGGTGGTCAGTCTTTTGGTGTATTACAATCGGATGCTAATCATAATGCAGGAAGTTATGGTGTATTACAGTCAGATGCAAATTCATCTATTAATGGTGCAGATCCTGGAAATAGTTTTGGCGTGATGCAATCTGATGCTAATTCAGGGGGATTCTTTGAAGGCATAGCGGATTGGTTTAAGAATATTGATTTTTCTAGCATGTTTAACGGTTTCGCTACGGGCGGTCAGATTAGAGGTGCAGGATCATCAACTTCAGATTCTATTCCAGCAATGTTATCTAATGGTGAATTCATTGTTAACGCTGCGGCCACCGCAAAGAACTTACCTATGTTACATGGAATTAATAATGGCGAAGTTGAGCATCACTTCTTAGGCGCATTAGCAGGTGTTATGTCTATTGCAAGCTCGGGTATGAGCATTGGTACACAAGCTGCGTCTATGGCAGACGGTGGCGGAGGTGGCGGTGCAGGTGGCATTATGGGTATACTTTCAAAGATACTTGGTCCACTGTTCAAAATGATTGGACCATTAGCTAAAATATTCCCCGCAATCGGAAACTTATTCGGTGGTGGCGGTATGCTTGGAAGCCTATTTAGTAGTAGTGGAGCTAGTCCATTAGGTGCCGCAGGTGATGCATCATTAGGTAGTATGTTCTCTCCTTCAAGCATGGGATTCTCATTTGGTAAAAACGGTGGATTGTTCTTGGCAAGTGGCGGTATGGTTACAGGGCCGGGTACTAGTACATCTGACTCTATACCAGCTATGTTGTCTAGTGGTGAATATGTAATACGTGCATCAGCTGTTTCTCAGCATCGTGATTTGCTACATCAAATCAATAGTGGACAAGTGCCAACATTTGCCACAGGCGGTGTAGTAGGTGCAGCTGCTCCAGTAATGGCAACTCCAACAGCCAGTGGTTTTAAATCAGTAACAACTACAGCAGGCGCTAATAAAGGTCAACAAGTAATAAATCTCAATATAACTGGAGATATCTCTAGACAAACTAAATCAGAGATTTATAAAATGATGCCTTCTATTGCAGATGGTGTTAATTCTCAAAATAAAGAAACAGGATATAAAAGATAATGATATATGGTATCTGGGACGGGACTAAGGTTATTGCTTCTTTTGTTGTACCAACGGTAGTAAGAAGTAATCAACCAACGTTTTCATCAGATACCCTTTCATTAAAAAGAGTAACCTATAGACGCACAGCACAGAGATGGGAAATAGACTCGAAGCTATTTCCCCTTCATATGACCGCGCAAGACTTAATGGTTAGTTTTATAGTGAACGGGCACGGTGAAACAGTTCAAGCGGTAATGCCGCAAAATGTAGGCGCAAAAGCAGCAAAGACAATGACATTTCAAATAGGGACATCGTCAGCTGCTAGTGCATATGATTCAACAGTAACAATTGGAGCTGTAAGTAGCGGTAACGGAAAAGTAATACCTAAAGGTACATTTATTAGGTTTGCAGATCCATCACATACCAAAGTGTATATGTTAACTGCTAATGCTATTATTTCAGGCACGGCACCGACTACATTATATGTGTATCCACAATTAAGAAAAGCTGTACCTTCGGGTACAATTATAAACTATCAAGATGATGTTATCATCAATTTAAAATATGACACAGATACGGTTATCGGAATGGTATATGAAGATGGTATACTAATGGATAACGGTGTGATTAAACTTATAGAGGCAGTATAATGATCTCATTCACCCCTAATATAACAAAAGCATTAAATAGTGATGCAATCGAGTTTTTCTCATTAGTGCGAATAGAAAGAGCCGCACATGAAGTAGATCCAATACCTATCAATTTATATGCAACTACTAGCCATTACAATGATATTCAATTATTAGTAAATGGAAGTCCTTCAAGTAAATATAACTATATTGCTGATGGTACATTATATGCAGTAGATCCTCCTCAAAACTCTTCAGTAGTTGACAGAGAGCAATATAAGATTGCATTTGCAGACCCTGACTTTTCAAAGCGAGGTGCAACAGAGGATAGCCTTGTAGGTAGAGTTGTTGAGTGTAGATTAGGATTTGTTGATTCAGATCCTAGTTCTCCTACTCACGGTAAACCTTTCTTAAATATAGACGATACTATTGTAGTGTACAGAGGAAGAGTAGATGGTGTCTCAGCTAGTATAAAGGCGGGCGGCTTAGGTGAAAGCATATTACAAATAACAGGCTCAAGTCCAATGCGTAATTTAGACATGAAGAAGCCATTCTTCCTGAGTCGTGAAAAGACTAAACAAAGAGAACCTCTTGATACTTCGTGCGATCAAATTTATGAAGGCTCTACTGGTATAATTGTCAAGTGGGGTAGAAAATAATGGCAGCGATTACAAGCTTAGTTTTGGCAGGTATTTCCTTGATCTTATCTGTAGTTCAGATGATTATGGTTAAGAAGCCAAAAGGCCCAGATATGTCCGGAGTAGAAGCTCGTAAGGGTTACGAAATGGTTGTAGAGGGCAAACCAGATAATTTAGCGGTAGTATACGGCAGAGCAAAAGTAGGTGGAGTCAGAACTTATCATGCTACATCTGCTGTATTTGAATATGTGGCATCTAACGCTAATAAATCATTTGTATCAGGAGTAGAGGGTAATTATTCGGGCAGTATAACAGAGCAAGAATATAGCCCAACTGCAGGTGCAAACGTTACTGTACTTAAAAATTGGCAATCAACAATTAATACTCAGTTGGGTGAAACTCTCCAAGGTAAGAGAAATGAATTTCTATTTTTTCAACAAGCTATTTGTGCAGGTGAAATTAATGCAATTTATGATGTAGTCGTAGATGAATCTAAATATTTAACAGATCCGAGTTTAGGCACGTATGGGAAACCGCAATATAGTTCTAGTTATGATAATGAAAATTCACCTGAAGCGTATAAATGGATAGATGTAACAAAACCGCGAGCCGCCTTTAGAATAGATCTACATTATGCTACAGCTGAGGCAGTGGATCCAGCTGATCCCGATCTTGACCCAATACCTACTGGCTATGGTGTCGCTAACTCTATATTTACAGCTAATTTTGCTGATAGAAGAACAGCGACATTTACAGGAATGACATATGCAGCTTGCGTAATTAGACTTGATAAAGATGACCCACAATTTACTCAAACACCTAATCTGCAATTTTTAGTAGAAGGTAGAAAAGTACGTAAAATCAGTAGCGGTGGTCAGTTATTAACAGAAAGAGTTTACACAAATAATCCAGCATATTGTTTATTAGACTATTTAATGGATGAAACTTTTGGTGGAAGTGTACCTGTAGATGAAATTGATTTAAATTCTTTTTATCAAGCCGCTCAAGTGTGTGATACTGTTGTATTTGAGAATGCAATCGCAGGTGGTCGTATTTGGAATCCCTCAGAACCCGGCTCACGTAATGGAGAAGATGGTAACGGAAAACGCAATGTACGCTTATATGAATGCAATATCTTAATTGATACTGACAAAGCGCTTCGTACTAATGTTGAAGAGATATTAGCGACAATGTCTGATGCACGATTAGTTTGGTCACGCGGTCAATACAGACTATTATTGCAATACACAAATAACGCTAATGCTAATTTAACCGTTGCGGCCACTTTAACAGATGAAGACCTTGTATTAGATCAAGATGTCGAAATAACATATCCATCTGCAAGTGACAGATATAATTGCTGTACAATTAAATTTCATAATGAATCTAATGATTTCAAACAAGATGCTGTAAATTGGCCACATAAGACAACTGACAGCACACTGCGGGGTTTTGGTGGAATTAAATATCCTCTTGCAGATTTCACATGGAAAGATGAAGGCGCTGGCCGTAGACTTCTAAATAAATACAGTGTATGGAATAGTACTACTAACCAGATTAATCAGGCAAATGATTACGGTCTTGTATACCACCTAATTGTTAATCCTCATAATGATGGCGATTATTGGAAATTAGACTGCTATGGTGATAATTCTATTGAAGTGAGAATTTATGCTGTTAATGAAGAAACTGGATTTAAAGAGATGTTGCCAGGATTCCCTAAGGTTGCAACATGGGATAATGGAGTAGGAAAAATAACTAACTTATTCTTACCCTCTTGGCATTTGTCCCAACCAAATTTAGAGCGTGTTGACAATGGCAGATATTACCGGATTGAGATAGATGGCGCCAGTGTTGGTAAGGAAAAAGGCGTAGCTGCTGTAATTTATAATGATACACGAGTACTTTGGTCTACACGCGAGATAGCGTATCAAGGCGTACAAAGACTTGATTATACAGATGAAATATATCAACAAATGAAGCAAGAAGATAATGGTCTTGAGTTAGAGCTAGAGACATCTTTTGCTGGAATTGTAGATTATTATCATGCCTTATCTAAAGCAGAAGAATTGGTTAAAACTAGTAGAACAGCTTACACAATTAAATTCAAGTATATTATTAGAAATAAATATTTAGAACCTGGCGATTATATCATAATAGATAGTGAGACTTTAAATATTCGTTCATTAGCCAGTAATGTCCCTATTGGTAATCGTCACACTTACTTTAGAATTAACTCTGTAAAGATATCAGAAAGTAACACATGTGAAGTGGTAGCTCAAAGGTTTCATTGGACGCAATTAGCGTGGACTGTTGCAGATGGTGAATACATCAGACCCACAAATAACTATTCAAAAGCCATAGCAGCCCCCAGCGATATAGCTTTATTTAGAGATGCTTACGGTCAAGATACATCAGGCACTTTAAGATGGTCGGGCGCTAATGAGCCTGATTTTCTTAGTTATATTATTTATATGTATGAAGGAGGTTCAGTAGTTGGTACAGCTACTCCAGAATTCCATGAAATTGGAAGATCAACTGTAAATGAGTTTCGACTGCCTAAGTTAAATGTTAGCAGTGCTATTTTTGCTGTAAGAACTCAGACTAGAACTGGTTTTTCTATTTACGGATATACTAGCACAACAGAAGCCGAAGTGTTCACTACGGATACGTATGGATTTCTTGGATTGATGTTCTCTAATTTTGCTAATCAACTATCTTGGACTGCTTTTAGTGTTTATAAAAATGGCACAAAGCTTATTGATATTAGCGGTGGCTCATATACAGCTAATGTAAACTATAATGATAAATTATACATTTATTTTGACACAATCGTAAGATTTTCGTATGATATTAATAGCTTCAGAAATAAACGTTTATTAGGAACTTATGTATTCGGTTCAGTAGTGCAAATGCAATTAAGTTCTGTATATGCCCCTACTTCTATAAATATCTTAGGAAGAACAGATACAACTTTTAATACAAGAGATGCTGAAATTGTATGGAGCAATAATGCTGAAGAGCCTATTCAGCCTAGCCGTTATTTAGTTCAAATTTCAAATATTGATAATGTAACTAAAAAGTCTTATACAGTAGATACGCCTTCATTTAAATTTACATATGACATGAATAAGGAACTGTTTGTAACAGCTTCCAGAATATTCAAAGTGAGAGTTTATAGTATTGATGCGTTAGGTAATATGACTCAAGGTTATATTGAAGCTACTGTTGAGAATGCTGCACCATCTGTTACACAATTCAGTGTATCACCTAGCTTCAGAACAGTATTGGCTAAGGCAACTTTGGTATCAGACAGTGATATTACAAAGTATGTATTTAAAAAATTCAGTGAAGCTAATCCTGGTGGAACGGCTGTAATTATAGAGACACTAAACAACTATGCTAATATTGAAGCGACAGAAGGTGTTGACTATTGGTATACGGTTACTGTGCATGATGAATATGGCGCAGGTCCAGAGAGTGCTCGTGTATCAACACAATCAGTTAGTTTTTCTGGAACAATGAATACTGGTTCTATCTTTATCTATACACGTTCAGCTACTACACCATCTGTGCCTAGTGTAAGTGTTACATATACATTTTCTACTAAAGCTGTAATAGGGTTAAATAATAATTGGGAATTAACAGCTCCTACTGGTACTGATCAATTATATATGAGCATGGCGTCTGCATTATCTTCAGAGCTTACAGATACTATTTTACCTACGGAATGGTCTGTTCCAGTTAAATATGAAATTAATGCTGTTAATTACCGTAGTGCAATGGTATATGCGTATCAAAGGTCAGCTACAGTATTGACAACCAATCCTGGAGATGTTACATATGATTTTACTAGTAATGCTATTACTACAGTTAATCTTTCTAATGGATGGTTGAAAGCTATTCCTAGTGGTTCAGATCCATTATATATTACAACAGCTATTGCTAATAGTCAAACCAATACTGATAGTGTATTTGCAAATGAATGGTCTACACCTGTAATATTGGCTAAAGATGGTGCTAAAGGTGAAAGTGGTTTAAACTCTGCTATATTTGGTATTGATAATGCATCTTCTACGTTTAATAAAAATGCTGCAGGAATTCTTAGTCCAGCAACTGGTATCGTATTAACTACTAGTTATCAAAACATAACTGGAACTATTACATATCAATGGCAAAAGAATGGTACAAATATTAGTGGTGCTACAAGTAGTTCGTATACTGTACCTACAACCGATTATGCTAGTGTAACAACTAATACGTATAAATGTATAATTACAGGAACTATAAATGGTACAGCTAGTTCATTAAATGACACAATAACAATCCCACTATTAGTTGATGGTTCATCTTCACCTGTAGTCGTTTTGTCTAATGATAATATTACAGTACCTGCCCCTAATACTGGCTATGCCGGAATTAACTTTAGCAGTGCTGGATGTTTTGTACAAGCGTATATTGGTACTAATGCATTGACTTATAGCGCAACAGGTGGTGCAAATACATTTAAAGTAACATTGGCTACAACTGGTGTTACAGTTGCCGCTAATACAAATGCAAGCATCCCCGCTCCAACAGCCATGTCGGCTGATGTAGCATACACAGATGTTACTGTAACAATATATGATTCAAGCAATACTGCTCTGACCCCAATAATGCAGAGAATTACATATTCTGTAAGCAGGGCTGGATTGCCAGGATCTACTGGTGATGCTGTTGATATTATATTCATTCGGAGTGCAGCACAGCCACCTGCTCCAGCAGCGTCTACAAGTACTCCAACAAATTGGTATTCTGATGTGGCATCTGTGCCTACAAGTGCAAATCCAATGTGGTCTAGTGTGGGTATAAAACCAGGTGGCAGTACAACTTATTCATGGGATACACCTTCACGTATAGAAGGCGCAAGTGTAGCAGAGGTTACAGTATACACTCGTGGTGTGCCAACTACAACACCTACAGGTGGTAGTTATACATTTGGCGCTGCAAGTCCTTTGACAACTGTACCTACTTCAATAGGTGCTACATGGTCAGCTTCAATACCGACAGGTACTGCCGATGTGTATACATCTCGTGCTGTGGTAAACACTGCTGCAGGAAATACCAGTGCTGTAGCAATTACAGGCTGGTCAATACCTGTTATCAGTTTACAAAATGGCGTGAATGCTACTTTTGCAGATTTACTTTCTGAGTCTGATATAACAGCTGCAGATACTGAAGGTAAAAATTATATGTTACCTCCAAGTAATAGTTTAAAACTTTATTCAGGTGGTGCTATAATCTCAGCGGGTGTATCGTATTCTGGTGGTGGTTATAAAAATGGATTAACGGCAACTATAGATGCAAATACAGGTGTAATTACATGGTCAGGAGCAACACCTTCATGGACAACTGATACCGAATCTTTTACATTTACAGCTAGATATAATAGTGTAGATTATTCTGCAATATATACATATGCAAAATCTAAGAAAGGTTCTCCAAGTGTTGTAATGGACTTAAAGTCAGAAACTGATGCGGTTTTCGCTAGTAGTTCGGGAGCTGTATCTACTCTACCGTCTGGAAATCAAGCAATGCTGTATGAAGGTGGTGTATTAGTTCCTACAAATAAGATCGTGTTTGCAGCAAGCGCAATACCTCAAAATGGCCTTACGCTAGCTATTAATTCGAGCGGTAATATAACTCTTACACAAACAACATGGTCTAGTGACAGTGAAACATTTACTATTACAGCTACCTACAATAGTGTAACTTATACATCTTTTTATAGTATAGTTAAAACTAAATCAGGTGTAAACGGAGCGTCTGCTATCTTTGTTGATTTACTTTCTGAATCTGATGTAACTCCAGCGGATAGTGATGGTAAAAATTATACATTACCTCCTGCCAATAATCTGAAATTATATATTGGAGGTACTGCACAGCCTACTGGAGTTGTTTATTCTGTAACAGCCGCTCAAAATGGACTAACAGCAACTATAGATGCAAATACAGGTGTAATTACATGGTCAGGAGCAACACCAGCTTGGACGGGAGATTTGGCTACGTTTGTATTCACAGCCAGGTACAACAGTATAGATTATTCAACTACATATACGTATGCTAAGTCTAAGAGAGGTACTAGTGCTATTCTTGTAGATATTAAATCCGATGCTGATGTAGTGTCTGCAACTAATTTAGGCAGTGTAACAACTCTACCTAGTGGTAACGCTATTGTTGTTTATGATTCGGGCGCTATTGTATCAAATCCAGTTGGAGGGCCTGCTGTAATTACGTACGCAGGAGGTGCACTTAAAAGTGGTCTTAAATTAGCTATTGATGCGTATGGTGCAATAACACTAGATCAATCAAGTGGTCCATGGTCATCTGATGGTGAATCATTTACTATTACTACTACATACAAAGGTGTATCATATACTAATATTTACAGCATAGCTAAATCTAAAGCGGGCGCTACTGGAGCAACTACTTATTTAGCCTCTGTGTATTATAATGGTGTACCATCAGGCACGCCTTCTGGTGGTTCTTTTAATTTTAGCAGTAATGTATTAACAGCGCCTACTACTGTTGGTTGGCAGACAACTCCATTTCCTGCTACAACAACTGGTGTATATGTATCTACTCAGACATTTACATCTAGTAATGGTGGTGTGTCGGTATCGTGGTCTACACCCGTACTGTACACTAAGAATGGTATTGATGGTAATCCAGGTGGACCAGGGGCTTCAGGCACATCTGTGTATACAGCTACTGTATATGCACAGCAAGCAAGCACCCCGTCAGCGCCAACAGGTGGTAGCTATAATTTTAGTAATAGTGTATTAACAGCACCTTCTGGTTGGACTATAACTCAGCCTGCAACAACTACTACTCCGACATGGAGTTGTAATTATTTATTTAATACAACAACACCTACTACAGCTGTTACAGCTGGAACATGGAGTAATGTAAAAATAGAAGCGCAAAAAGGTGCAGACGGTGTTAGCACTCCCGGTGTTCAAGGTAATTCAGCAACACGTGCTTTTACCACCGCATTAATCGGCAATACGCCTACAATAACTTCTTTTACTACAGATGGTGTAAATTCATTACCTACTTCTCCTCTTAACACTTATTATGCTACTACACAAACTGTAAATGCTAATTCTGCACAATGGCAAACAGACGGTATTATTAATCATGTAACACAGAAGATTACATGGAGTGCTCCATACCTAACTGTATTCAAAGCCGATACATTAGAGGCATTTACTACCAAGACAGGCAATTTATTTGCTACAGGTGATATTGTATTAAATACTAATAATAAGGCAATTAAGTCTTCAGGTACTGCATTTGGCGGTAGTGGTTTTTATCTAGGATTGAATGCTAGTGGACAGGGTATATTTTCAGTAGGAAGCCCTACAACAGGTATTTCATGGAATGGCTCTGTGTTTACTGTAGCAGGCCCCGTTATACAAACTTCTAACTTTACTACAACAACAGCAAATGCTATTACTAATTCAAAAGTAACTTGGACAGACGTAAAAGGGAATGCTGTTACAGGTCTGCCTGAAGATGGCGCTAATAAAGTGACTACATATCGTCAAAGTACTGCTCCAACAGGAAAGGCTAACGATATATGGATTGATACAACAAATGCTGCATATCCTGTAACGAAAACGTGGACCGGTAGTGCATGGGCAGTGGCAACAGGCTTTACATCTACTGAAGGAACCAAGCTTACGGGTATTCAAGCTGGCGCTACTGTCGGAGCTACGTGGGGGACTAATATTGCTGATGTAAGTACACCGTATATCAATGCATTAGCTGTTACCGAAGTAAGTAGGTTTGAAAAGAATCTTGGTGTAACTCTGCCTGCAAACTCAGGCGGTGCTCAATCTAGTACACAATATTATTCAAGTCTTGCTATTCCATCGGTTGCTGTGGGCACTACACGCATAGTTTTTGTAACAGTCCAACTATCGCACTCTGATAGTACTGCTGGATATTTTAGACTTAATATAGGGGGCTTGACATTTATATCTGATGTTAATACCCGCCAAGTAGATGGCTCTAACGTCACTACATATTCTTTCATGGGTAGTAAATTGATTGCCGCATCTGTTACGGACTTTGGAACCGTATCATTAGACCTTATAAACGGCACTACTGGTAGCTATTGGAATGCGGGGTCGGTTACTGCCAAGATTATTATTACAATACTGACAGGTAAGAAGTAATGAATTTTATATACACATTTTACAAAAGCTCTGGAGAAATTGTAGAGAATATCAATGTCTCGGAAGAAGTATTTAATAATATTATTTCTGAGACACAATATCAATATATTGAAGGTTCATATGATAATGAAAACTATTACATTGATAATGGCACACCCGTATTAAAACCTCTTAGACCTGATATATTTCATTATTTTGATTATGTAGATAAATTATGGAAACCAGCAGATGGCTACTTAGTGTTATTAAGAAATAGATACACTACTTTTATAAATAATTGGGCAAGTGATTTCATTACTTCTAAATACCCTTTATATCGCCAATTAAATTTCATAGGCACTATTGACTATGAACCAATGCGTATATGGATAGACGAAGTAAGAAGCTTATCTAATATTGCAAATTTAGATATTTCTAATGCTACATCACAAGAACAATGTATTAATTATTTTGAAACATTTAAAGGACAATTAAATGAATTATCTAATAGCTAGGCTAAAAGAACCATCTACTTGGTTCGGTATTATATCTTCTACTTTAGCATCATTAAGTGCTTTTAAAATAGTAGAATTATCACCAGAACAAATGGACGGTATATTAGCGTTATCTGTTGCCATTTTAGGCGGTGGACACGTAACTTCAAAGGATCCTGAATAATATGGCGAAAAAACCTAGACGTACTCAAGAAAACATTATTGAACCTACTGGTGAAAAAGCCTTAGAGCTTTTAACAGATGCACAAAAACGATATTTAAATTCCATCAAAGCAAATATAATAACATTTGGTGTTGGAGTTGCTGGTACAGGTAAATCATATGTAGCATTATCATATGCTGCACAATTACTACAAAGTAAACGAATATCAAAAATAATTGTGACAAGACCTGCAGTAGAAGCTGGTGAATCGTTTGGATTCTTACCTGGGGAGTTAGAGGAAAAATATGCTCCCTACATTGATCCAATAAAAGATATATTGAATAAAAGACTAGGTCATTCGTTTACAGACTACCTGTTTAAACGTAAGGTAATTGAAGCAAGACCATTAGCATTTATTAGAGGTAGTACATTTGAGAATTCCTTCATACTATTAGATGAAGCTCAAAATTGTACTCCTGCTCAAATGAAAATGTTCTTAACTAGGATTGGTGAAAATACCAAAGTAGTTATTGATGGTGATATACAACAGAAAGATATTAAGGGTAACTCAGGATTAGCTGATGCTATTACTAAATTACATGGTATTAATAAAGTTGGCATTGTTACTTTTGATGTTGATGATATTGTGCGTAGCGGTATCTGTAAAGATATTGTGAAAGCTTACTTATAAAAGGAGATTGGCCCTGACTTCGGTTGGGGCCTTTTTATATATGATTATACGACAAATTAAAAATAAAGATGAATTACATGATTGTGTTAAGATCTATATGAAATTTGCACAACCGGATTTAATTAGAGCAGACTATGATACATCCGTATCTTCAATGAGAAAGATAATAGCTGTACGAGGATTCTTAAGAGTTGTAGAAGTAGATGGTGAGATAAGAGCATGGTTACTGGCTGATGTAAGACGTAATGAATGTATCAAGGATCCACTACTACAACAATGTTTCTTTGCTTCTGATTTAACAGGGACTAAGGCTGTTAGAGCTGTAGTATTACTTCATGAGGAATTAATTGAAGAGGCAAGGCGTAGAAATATTAACTGTATTATTTCAAACGGAAGCAATGTGGACGAGAAAAACGTGTTTACCCGAATTCTAGAAAAACAGGGCTGGAGTCGGATCGGATACGTAGCTACGTGGCACTTGGATGAGCATCCCTTATGATGGTGATGCCGAAATTTTGCGTGCCGTCTGGGGCAGTTTCTGCACGAATTTTGGGTAGCGTGAAATCTGGGCGTGTGCGGGCGGGCGGTGTGGGGGCATCACTGAGGGATCAGCGTGGCACCCGCGTGCCGTGTGGGGCAGTTTCTGGCGGCAGAACTGGCACTCTCAGCGTGTGGCGTGTGGCAGTTTTCAGCACCGAACCCGTTGAATTAACCCTTCAGACGTTCCCCCTCAATTAACCCTTTGGTCATTATCCATTAATTGTTAATCTCTTAGTATTAAATCTATAAGGGGATATGCGGAAATAATGGTATCTTATATGATAATCAATATCGATTGTCATAACTAATAGGAGTACACTATGAAAGTTGGTAAAAGCCAAAAACATAACAAGTTTGGGTATAAAGGCCAAACACATAAACTGCTTAGACCTAAAGCAGCAATTCCAGAGGGTTTACCTTTCAACTTCTTTTTAGAAGCAGCTCTAAAGAAAGAGGAGCCTAAAAAATGAAAAGTACAGTTATGTTTCTTATCACTAATAGTTTAGATATTGACATTAGGCACCATATACCATGGGATTATGATGAGGTAGACGCAGAGGATTACTCTGCAGTAATCAATATCCTTGATATGGCAAATACACGCGTACGTCTTGGTGATGTTGTTCAATACACATGGGATAATGTCATATGGATAGGGAGAGATGTTGATATTTTGGCATCTATGTTAGAGAAGCTAGATGGCGATGGGTTCAAACTAAACGTCCTTACCGAAGGGCATATCTACCAGCAAGGGTTGCTGGTGCTTTAACAACAGGGATGGTCTTCGGACTGTCCCTTTTAAACGCGGAAAAAGGGGTATCTTATATGAAGTACAATAAGGTACCTCAAACTAACTTAACTAAAACCAAAAGGTAAATCAAATGAACACAATTAAATTATTCAATAACACATTTACAGTAACTAAAACTACAGCGGCTGGCACTGTAGTATTCGAAAATGAAGAAGTAAAAGGCCACGTGCTAAATGGGATTGCATTTCTCGTTGGCGGGTCTGCAGCTCTCGCTCGTCTTATCAAAGGCAGAGAAGAGTCTGTGTATATTGTGAGCGTAGAGGAACGTGAGTTGGGTGAGTATACTCAGCTGTATGTCAATGTATGAATCCAGTACTAACAACTAACTTTAAAGGTGAGCACAATGAACCCAGTACAAGCAGCACAAGCATCTGTTGATGCAAAATTATTAGCAATGAAAATTGAACACGATGCGTCTATTGCAGATTTAGACAACAATGTAGAAGATCAAATGGCCGCAATCATGGCTACAATCGCAGCAATGCAATCTAACTAAAAGGTAAATCAAATGAAAGCAATTCGATTAGAAAACGTAAAATCTTTAAACAACCTTCAAAAAGCAAATTTAAGAGACGCTGTACAAAAAGCAAACCCATTTAAAGCGCTCTCTGTGTATATGGAAGGGAATGAGATTATTACACATTCTTCAACAATCGATAGTGTAATTATTAATGAGGCATACGGTCCTAGACAGTGGCTTATTGAAAGCTACGCCTAATTCCAAGACCTGAGTAGGTCTCTAAACTGCTTAAATTTTATTAATAATCCAAGAGGAATAACCATGTTCACATACATGCTAGAAACACCTAACGATGAGATACGATGCTCATCAACCTTCCACAGTGCTGAAGAAGCACTTGCGCACTCTGCGCCAATCACTGCAGCTCTAGAAGCTGCAAACTTCCGTGGCGTACACGTAACTGTGTACGCGGTAAACGCGGACAACTTGCTGGAGGATATCTAACCAGCAGACCTGAGTAAGTCTTTAAACTGCTCGAGTTGTATATGGATGTGTTATCCATACTGATGAGACCTAAAGGTCGAAACAGCTTAATTAATCCAAAAGGAAACTGACATGTTTAACAAAATTAAAAACTATTTTACAGCTGACAGAAAAGTAATTAATGAAGCTAGCGATTTATTGGCTGAAATAAGAGCTGAACAAGACGCTGCTGATGAATTAGTAGCAAGACTTGAAGCGAAAGCTTTAGTGATGAAACTTGAAAGATTAGGGGCACGCAAATGAAAACTAAAGTTCTAGCTGTACTGAAAGAGATGGTTAATGTTCTTAACACTCCTGTCTTTGAAATCAAGATCGGAGAAAAGGAGCCTGAACCAATACAAGAAGAAGTCAATGCTAAGGCAGATGAGTTAGCTGCCAAAGTTGAAATGCTACAAAGAAAATTCAATGGCGAATTGTTCGCTTAATCACACCAAGAGGGTACTATCATGTTTACTTTTATTTCACACCTTTTCATGTCTCCATTCGAAATCTTCATGGAAACACTATTAAGCCCAATGGGTTTAGTTATGCTTGTAACGTTCTTATTAAGCTTAGTAAGCTACTTTAAAGTTCGTAAAGCACGTATAAATAAATCTCACATTGTTATTGTTAACTTGTGGGAAGTATTATTCTGGGTATCAGCTGTTATTGCAACTGGTTGTAACTTAGTGTATGCTATTATGCATCCATCAGTATTCTTCTAGGAGAAGGACATGAGACTTAAAATTGCTTTTTATACTTTGTTAACCATATTAGTAGCAATAACATTATTATATGTTGGTGCGCTCCTATACAAAGTAGCTTTGTTATTAATCGCTACACTTCTTTTAATCATTGGATATCAAATATCTGAACTGGCACGGAGAATTAAAGATGCCTTCTAATATTCGTATTCAAGGATTCTTTCCTGTAGCAGGAGAGAAAGTGTTAAAAGAAGAATCGGCTGGGGATATATTTCTATCCCCTTCCGTTTATAGACATACTGTAAGAGAATTAGATATCACACAGTTAGTAGTGATGGAAGATGTAGAGAAGTTTATGTGCGGTTCCGGATGGGACTTTGCAGATGTAGTAGCTGTTGCAGATTTAACCGGCGATATTCCTTTGCCATTCTATGTGGTAAAAGAGAAGATTCCCAAATTAATAGAACTAATTAACAAGCACAAAAATCGTTATACAATTACACTGTGAACAAATCCTCTCTGGCTCCTTCGGGAGCTGGGGAGGACTTTTAACACTATTTTTTTTTCCTACAGATCCACCCTCGGCCATAATATGATGCCTTCGGGCATCGCGATCTTGTAGAACTCAGGGGTTCTATGAAAAATATTCTACAAGATTCGTTAGTATTATGTGCTTTAATTTTGCTTAATGGCATTCGTATAGAAACATTTACGATGTTTATACTGTTGACTTTAATTTTCCCAAGGAATCATAATGCGAAATAAGTTAAAACAATCGATAGCAAGAAGAATGCAGTTAGAGATTGCACCACAAAGTCCTCTTAAGTTCTTAAAGGAAATAGAATTAGATACTATATTAGATGTAATAATATCTAATGTGTATTTGTATACACGTCCTAAAAGAGGGGCTGTAAATAAACAAATATTAATGGTAGAGGTTATTAGTATTATTGGGCATTCAGTAAGACGAGGTTTAAAGAAAGATTCATCTATTGCAGCTAAGACAGGGGCATTCATATTATATTCATTTGAAGAGCTTGGAATGCTTAGAGCAATACTAGGTTCTGCTGGTAATGGTCACGCAACATATATTGTAGAAGTTTTAGATGATGCAACAATACAATTACTATGGGAAGGTGTAAGCAGAGAAGGTGCCAAAGGTAAATTACCTTCAGTAACACCATATGAACCTTATACAGAATTCAAACACCCTACTGGACAAGTATTAGTCAAGACAGGGAATAAAGATGTTCCAACAAAATTAACACCTGCAACACATCCTATAGTATTTGATTCAGTAAATAAGAGCTTAAATACGGGTTGGCAAATAAACAAAGAAGTTTATAATGTTTCTAAATGGGCATTGAATAACCATACTGATGCATTTAGTGATATATGGGAGCAGCAAAATCCTCAAGCTAAGACTACTAAATTAAGGGAAACAAAAGCTATTCTATCTATAGCAGATAAGTTCATGGATACTGTATTTTACCATATGTATTACCTTGATTTCCGTGGAAGGAAATATCCAACAACGGCATATCTCCATGAACAATCTAGTGATATTGCTAAAGGTCTTTTAATGCGTCAAGATAAGAAAGCAATTGGTGAAGAGGGTTTCTTTTGGCTATGTGTATCTATCGCCAGTAACTGGGCAGGTTCATCAGGACGTGAAGATGGTGCAAAGACGGATAAGATCAATCTCAAAGACCGATATCAGTGGGTGTTAGACAATCAAGAGATTTTATTATCATATGCAGAAAGTCCAAAAGTAAATCAAGGATGGATGTCAGGAGATAAGCCATGGCAATTCTTAAGTGCATGTATTGAATTAAGAAATGCTTTAAAATTGGGACCAAGATATTTAGAGTATGAGTCACATGTTGAATGCTTTATTGACGGATCAACGAACGGCTCACAACATTTATCTGCGTTAACAAGAGATGAAATAACAGCCCCATATGTTAATTTAATTCCATTAGAACTTCCAGGTGATTTATATGCATATGTTGCCGAACATGTATGGAATAAAATATCTAATGACATAGCAAGAATGCCAGCGGATTTAATCTTTCAATGTGAAGATTTTATAGATGGCTTAATTAAATTAAAGAAAAAGATTACTGCATCCGAACCTAAGTCTGAAATTAGGAATCAACTAGTAGCTCAAATTAAAGCCTATAAACAACAATGGGCTGATATTGGCTCTGTTGCAGCACCTGTATTTTGGAATCGTATAAAAGATTTGAAACAAAGAAGGAAGATAGTTAAAAGAAACACTATGACTCTTCCCTATGGAGGCAGCAGCTATGGATTGGGAGAGCAACAAATCCTTGATGCAAAAAAGCATGGAATAGACTTGCTACTCCATATGGAGCATAAATGGGGAGCTTGGCTGGGCAGATTAGTATTTGAAGATTGTAAAGCTTCATTAGAGAAGCCGATGAGACTGTTAAATATATTTGAGAATGCTGGAAGAAACTGTGAGAAAATTGAAGAATTTTTATCATGGAATGTTCCAATAGTAAACTTTCCTGTAGTACAAAATTACACAGAAGGTAAGGTTAAAAAGATTTATGTACAGTATGGGCCACCAGTTGGGCCACGTAAGTCTACAGGTTATTATGAAAACACTTTTCAATTAGCAATATGTTTTATTGAAGATGTGGTTCCTAGTAAAGGTAAACAGTCTCAAGGAGCAGCACCTAACGTTATTCATAGCTTAGATGCAGCGCACCTAGCACTTACTACACACCGTTGTGATTTTACAATTACAACAATTCATGACAGCTATGGTTGTTTATTTGCTGACATGCCAAATCTCTTTAGAATAGTTCGCGAGACATTTGTAGAACTTTATAAGGATAATCCATTGTTTCCAATAATGGATGATATTGACGGAGATCTTACTTATCTTGAGATGGGTGATCTTGATATTAATTTAATTCTAGAAAGCGAATACGCTTTCGCATAGGAGTTTACATGACACAGCCACAAAGATTTACAATACATGAATACGCAGAATTGACTGGAACAACACCTAATACTGTTCGTACACGTATCGTAAAAAGTCAAGCAGATCCAGTAGATTCTATACGTAATAAAAACG